TCTTAAAGCCAATCTTGGGCTGGAAGCTGTTCTCACCAACGGCACGAACCATTTGGAGAGGAACATAAGGACAATAGAAGAGACCAGCGTCATAAGGTGAAGAACCCTTATAACCTACAACGTAGTATTGGTTACCAGGAGTTGCGTTACCTGAGGTCAGGTTAGCAGCATATGGGTCGATGTATACGCGGAACTTGCCCATGAGGGTACCAGCGAAGGTGTTGCCGGTATCATCAACGTTCAGGTTAGCGTTGAGTGCAGGGGTGTAATCGAGAACACCAGCCATGGTCAGTGCTGAAGCAACGTCAGCAGAGCACATGATGATGTTGCCCTTTCCGCGACGAGTTCTTTGTGCGATTGCGTTAGCATCACGCTCGATTTGGAAGAGCAGACCCTTGAACTTCTCAACAGACCAACGACCGTTTGAATCAACGTCAAGGTCGAATACACCAGGAGTTGCTACGTTCTGTACAGCACCTTGCTCAGCAACCTTGTAGATGGTTCTGATGACTTCACGGTTGATTTCAGCAAGAATTTCGCTAGACAGAATGTTAGCGAGTTCTGCTTCAGCATTCAGACCGTGGATTGCCTTGAGGTCCTGAGCGAGTTCTAGTGAATACTCAGCCTTCAGAGCGCGTGACTTAGCGGTAACAGTGACCTTCTCGATTGAGAAAGCCATCTGGTTGAACGCATTACCTGCGGTACCATCAAGGTTCTCTGAATCACCAGTAGGCATACCCTGACCGACATTATATGCGGTTGAGGTAGCGGTTCCTACAGGGTTGAGGAGTGATGGGTTTGAACCAGCCTGAATGGTGGTACCAATACCAGCATTAACGTCAGCAAAGTCGCGGGTAAGAGTAGTATCGAAACCTGCGTCAGTACCGGAGAATGTGGTATCTGCTTCGTTGTAGAATGCCTCAGTTCCACTCTGAGTGGTGTAACGTGAGCGCATTGCGAAGATGAGTCCAGTAGGACCACTCATTGGTTGAACGCCAGCCAGGTCATAAGCGACCAGGTTAGGCATTGAACGACGGATGAGTGAAATCAGTACGGGATCGAAACCTGCGGTAGGACCACCGGCGAGGCTGGCGCCACCACCGAATCCACCTTGGGCACCAGCAGCGTTACCGCTGTTGGTTGGGGATTCCATGAGCATATTCATGGAACCACTATCGAAAGCTGATTGCTCTCTTAAAAATCTTTCTTGGTTTTCGAGCAGGACAGCGGTTACAGCTCTACGATGAGAATCTTTGATTCCACCCTCATGATCGAGGAGAGGTGCCCACTTTTCCTGCAGATGCTCGGAATGGAACATTTGCTTTTACCTTTTTACTAAAGTGCGTTTTTTGGGTTTGAATTATATTAAATTCAATTATTTGCCGAATGCTGATAAGGTCTTCAGGTAGGCAGACATGGTACCAGAAATTGATTCTGGTGCATTGTCTACGCCTTCGGATAGACTTTCAGTTCTTGCAGAAGGAGAAACCACTCTTGATGGGAAATATGATTCCTTCAAGGTCTCCAGTTTTTCACGATATTCTTCTTCACTTTCAAACTCAACACTTTCGGCAAGTGAAGCGAGCTTGTCTTTCTGAGTAGCCGCTAGACCCTCAGAGACCTGTTCAAAGATTCCATCAGCAACCGACTCTGCGAGACGCTTGTTGAGTGAAACGTTCTTCTCAATTTGCTCGTTGAGTTTTGTCTCCATTTCATCAAGTTTTTCTACCATGCTCTCAAGCACATCATATTTATCTTCAGGAATTGATACATAATGTTCTTCAAAAAGTCCTCTCATTCCTTGGAGGAATGATTCGGTCATTTCGGTCTTAAGACCTTTTTCAATAGCGAGTGCGTTCTCATTGAACCACTCGTCAGCAACATACTCAAGATAAGAATCAACTCTTTCGGAAAGAGCAGTCTTAATTTCTTCTACTTCCTCAAGGAGAGCAGAAGCATACTGCTCTTCAAGAGTCTCTTGAATTTGAGCAACTCTTGAATTAAGAGCCGCTTCAAAGATAATACGTGCCTTTTCTTGGAACTCTTCGGAGAGTTCTTCGCCGGATAGAAGAGCATTAACATCTTCATCGATGTTAAATTCTTCCTTCACTTCTTCTTCGTCTTCTTCGTCTTCTTCTTCCTCCTCTTTCTTCCCTTTCTTCTTACCGCCCTCTTCTTCCTCTTCCTCTTCCTTAGCCTCTACGATTTCTTCGTCAGTTTCTTCTTCGATGAAGTCTTCATCTTCTAGTTCTTCTTCTTCTTTGACTGCTTTCATTGCATCCGCAGGAGAAGCACCCTTGTTAACTACATCTCTTACTTGCTTAAGAGTTGCGCCAGGTGTTTTTAGTTTCGCAGAATCATCATCAGTTTTATAATTTTCTGGTGTTGGTCCACCAAGATCTTCCCAGCTGGCTGTTTGACCTGGTGTGGAACCAGAAAGATGCTGCATTGGATCCGCTGCTTTAGCGCCAGCATTAACAGCGGTTCGGGATTGCTTAGTGCCTACTTCCATTTCTTGTAAATCTCCACGAGACATTTGAACTCTCCGTTTAACCTTTAGTTATAAACTATATTTATTTATAATTTAATAAATTACAATGAGTTTAAAAACTCATTGAATAGACTCAATTTGTATTCTTCCAGAATACCTTTATCTACATATGTGTTAATTTTTTTCTCAAATGTGGCAACTTTTTGCTCTAGAACTCCATTATTCCATACCCACTCAACTCCTTCCATAATTCCTTGAACAAATGCATCAGGAGCAGAAGGATCTGCTACGATATCAGCAGCAGTTGCGAGCATAAAATCTTCACCAACTTCTTTAAATCCTTTATTATTTTCTCTTAGTGATCCAATACCACGAGAGGAAACACCGAGAGTTACTCCATCTTTGAGTAAAGATTCTGCAATCTTACCCATTGGAGTTGAAAGGATTTGTGCTTTACCAATCCAGTTATTACCTTCACAAGTAAGGGAGACAATCTTATGAGAAACTCTATCAAGATTTACAGTTGGACCATCTGGGTGACCTAACTCACCAAGAGCACGACCTTTATTCACATATTGTTCAGTATAGCGATTTACTTCCCTTTCCATAATGGAACGGGGATACATGCGACCATTACGGTTTACACATTCTGCCTGAAGGAAAGGTCCTTGAATATAAAGTTTCTGATTCTTTCCAGAACCTTCGGTTAAAACTTCTACCTTTTCAATCTCTTCTCTGATTAGTTTCATTTTAGGCGTCTCCTGAGATTTGTACTTGTTGGTAATACAATGTTCCAGATCCTGCACCAAATGCAGAAACTTTATTTGAGTTTGATATGGTTGCGTCAGGGGATGAGAATGCTGTAACAATTCCGCTTGAATTATAACTGACGGTCATTCTAGTTTGGAAATATCCATTTACTCCAGCAGAAGTATCAACAGATAAAACTTGTTGGTGAGTGAAGTTATAATATGACTGACCAGAAGCAGTTAGTGAAACATAATCACCAACTGCAAATGGAACTTGGGTTCCTTCAGGTACAGTTACAACTGTGGTTGCTCCAGTAGTAACTCCAACAACTCTATTTGATGCTTTAGTCAATGCAAGTGTCGCTGTTCCACCCGAAGGCACATAATAATCTGTTGCTGTCGCTGAAGGATTTCCTCCAATCAGAACATGGGCAGCACTATTAACAGCAACTACTCTTAGAACACTGGATTGAACTGAAAATGATGATGATGTGGTAGCAGTTCCTGCGCTAAATGTAAACGAGGCGCCAGCACCAACTGGTCTATGAGACATTATTCTAACAATACACTTTTAGTTATTTATTATTTTTTAAATTACCTCTGTTCAATCCAGTTCAATACTGCAAGTGCTTTTTTGTTGGTGTTTGGAGATGCACAAACAAGTGTATAAGTGTCACTAATTGTTCCAATGCCACTTCTACCTAACTGAAGTGCTGCTTTATCATCAAGATCAACTAACGCACCACTACCATTAATTACAAAACCACTCAAAAGATCACTTCCACCAGATACTGCAGTTTGAGTGATATTATACTGCATAAAAGAGTTTGGATCGGGATGATTTACCCAAGTTCCTCCAGTCAGTGTTGCATTTTGTAGAAGTTGCCAATAAACATTCGTATTGTCATCAGTTGCTGCCTGTAATGATCTCAAGAGCATTACACCAGTTAGATTATTAGATTTCAAACGAA